TAATATTATTAAAATCCATATATATATATTGATATAAAAATTGATTTGTATATAGAAAAAGTATTACTTTTTCTATCTCAAAATAAAAATTGAAAAAAAAATATCATTAATCCATATATCATATATTAATGCCTCCTAAAAAGAAAGGTGGAAATAATCGTCGATTTGGGCCTAAAACGAACACTATAGAATACGCTGATGTATCAATTGGCCAACACTATGCGTATGTTGAAAAAGCATATGGAAATTGTCAATTTGAAGTAACTACTATCAATGGTGATAGTAGAAAATCTTCATTGTGTGGAAAACTAAAACGACGGGGTCGTATTTGTATGAAAGATTTGGTTCTGATTGAACCAATATCTGAAGATGAAAATGGTCAGCATGTGATCATTTTCAAATATGCCCCAGGTCAAAAAAGTATTCTTCAAAAGGAAGGGTATTTGAAAGCCGTTGAAGAAAAGAAAGAAACTCATCCAAAAGATGATTTTCTTTTTGAAGGTGCAGAAGTGAAAGAAAATGAAACGATTATCGAGCTAGATGAAAACTTTGTAGATTTAATCTAAACGTCGTTTTCTTTGATGATTTCTTTTCTAATTTTAGCAATATATTCAATAGCAATTATTTCATTGGACGTAATATTTTCTGGTATACCATTTTTAGTTAGCCATGAAACTCTTTCTTTATTTAACATATTAGCATAGTTACGTATATATTCGTCGGGTTTAAGAGTCATACCCATAAAACGATTTAATGTTTTTCTAACTAATGTTTTTGGTTCAATAGAATCATTTGCAAGTCGATGTTCAATATACCAAACAGACCATGCTAAACAATACCCACCAAAATCACCTAATTTCATATTCATATTATTATTTTCATCAGATATAGTTTGGAAACCAGCAACGGGAAAATATCTACTTGGACTATAATATTTAAAACCAGTATTCCATGTTAATTCTTCTTCCAAAACATCATCCATTTCACGATCTAACACAGTTGTATTACCATATGGATCAAAACGCTCAATAATATTTCTTTTAAAATCATATATAACAAGTGATGCATGAAGTCCGTCATTAGGTAAACGTAAACTTAAAATACAAAAAGCGTAATCTTTATCAGTATCTTTTTGAGCATTAATAGATTCATTTAAATGAGGATGTATATGATAACTATCTTTATCATTCCATACTATTAACCATGCAAAATTATGATATTCTTTTAACATATTATCAGGGTATTTAATTCCCTGGGAATAAGTAATTGATTTCATTTTACCTTTGTATCTTGGAAGATAAAGGTTTTTATATTTATTATCTAAAAAATAACAGAAAATAGCAATATCTGTGAATCTGGCTTGAAAAATATTACCATGAGAATAATCTGTTTGTGTTAATTTAATCTGTTTTTTATCTGCCTTTATTTTTGGTAATTTGGTTATTAATTTTTTCCATTTATTATTTTCAATCTTGGATGTATGATATTTTTTATTAATTTCTGCCCCTTTTAAAAACTTGGAATATTTATCATAATCTAAATTTACTATATAATCTAAAGGAGCTTCCTTATCGATATTTAACTGATTCCAATTTTTATATTTAGATAAGATTTTTTCTTCTAGCTCATAATTACCAGCATATTTATTCATACGTGTTTTTAAAATAAAATGTGCTAAATTATTTCCATCTTTATTTGTCTCATTAAAGTCATGTGTATCGATAATTCTATCTAAAATATATTTACTCATAGCAAAATCATTATTTACTAATCCCTTATTATAAGCAAGTGTAAAAATATGATATGTATTTATTGGTGTATATGCATCAAAGTTTACAATTGTTTTATCTTCATTTAGTTTGTATAGATATTTCAGTAATTTGAAATTTCCTTTTAGAACAACAGGATATAGAAAATTATTTCCTTGCAAGTCAGTATAACTAAAAATTCTATTGTCTTGTCTATATATATTTTTTAATAGTAAAATGATTTCCTTTGTCTTTAGTTGGTCATTTAATAAAAGGTTAAAATATGTAGGCGTTTCATTATAAATATCATATTTAAAGTTGTATTTTGATACTATTCTTTTAATAGTATTATATGAACCCATACTAAATAATGTATCTAAATTACATATATTATCAGTTGAATATTTTTGATATAAATAAGACCAATCTAATGAATATTTCATGATAAATCTTTTATAATTAATATTTGTTGGATCACAATAATGTAAAAAATTTTCATTACGAGTATTTCTATTGTAAATATAATCTGGATATGATCGGACTAAATATCTTAGAATCGGATAGTTATTATATTTTGCTGCTAAATGAAAACCATTTAATCCATCCTCATTCTCTTTGAATACCGTAAACTTATCTAATTTTAAACCTTTTAAATTATTAGTAAGGATTAAATAATGGAATAAGTAGTTATTTAAAAAGATTGGTTTACTTATAGAATATTTTCTCATATCGTTAATATTACGAATTCCGCCAATATCTAATAAATTTATAATCATTATTTATAAAATGGTAGAAAAAAAATTGATAAAGAAATATTCTTAATGAATAACAAATTAGTAATGGAATCTACTATAGAGGCAAAATATGCAATATCGAAATATAAAAATATTAACGGAGTAACATGTTATATGAATTCTATTCTTGCTATTCTACAACAAACACCTGTTTTTGTAGATTATATAGTAACTGGTATGTTTAAACAATCGCTATTATATAATCTCAATCACGAGAATGATGTTATAAAAAATTCTATTAGTTATCAACTGTATAGAGTATTACGTACCAGTATGGAAAACGATAACTCTTGTATTACACCAACTAGTCTACGACGAGCTTTAAGTAAGAAAGATAGTATTTGGGGTGAACACCAACACCAAGATTCTCAAGAATTTTTAAATTTTTTAATTAGTAAACTTGAAGAGGAAGTTTCATCACAAGTTATATTTATTCCGGGTGGTTTTACCAAAGAATATGATATGACGACATCAAATTCTTTGATAAATATTTTAGCAAATAATGAGTGGGTAAAATTTGTAAAGAATGAATATTCTCCCATCAAAACATTATTTACAGGATTGAATCAAACTAGTTTAAAATGTAAATATTGTAATAATATTTCTAATAGTTTTGAAATATCGCAATTACTTACATTGTCTATTCCAATAAAAAATAAAGCTGTGGATTTACAAAAACAATTTACATTAGAAGATTGTTTGGATCAATATTCAGAAGAAGAAGTTCTTGATAAAAATAATAAAGTTATGTGTGATTTTTGTATGCGTAAAAATCAATCATCAAAGAAAAATAGCTTATGGAGAACGCCAAAAATTCTAATTATTCAACTAAAAAGATTTTTAATTAACCAATATGGTATACCAACACAAAAACTATTTAATATGATAGAGTATCCAATAGAAAATCTTGACATGTCGAAATATATTAATCAATCAAGTCCATTTAAAGAAAAGTACAAATATAATCTATTTGCTGTTAATTGTCATCATTCTTTTGGTACATTTAATACTATTAATTTCGGACATTATACTTCTAGTATTAAGAGTCGATATGATAATAAATGGTATAAATTTGATGACAGTCAGCCTATAATGGAATTAGTAAATAGAAATAGTATTGTTAACAAAGATGCATATTTACTATTTTACTATAGAACTAATTAAGTTTGACAGAAAATAATAATCATATTTTTTATTTTAAGAGTATCAATTAATTTATATTTTTCCTCAATAAAATGATAGTTATAATTATATGGTACTTTTAATACAACTAACTTATTTTTAGCTATCATACTAATAATTTCCGGTAGGGATGTATTAGACAAAAACAATTCCAAATTATTATTTTTTTTATAATTAGGACCACCCCAAGGAGGATCAATAAAATATATATTATCTTTATCACTATTATTTTTTAAATAGTCCAAACAACTACCATTAATTAAATTTAAATTAATGTCTCCAAATTGATAACAATTTACATTATTTTGCAATATTTCAAATCTATTTATATCTAACTCAACAGCTGTTATATTTTTAAAATATTTACAAAATGAAATTAAATTACCACCACAACCAGCTGTTAAATCGACTATTTTAGCTTGTTCGTCTTTAATAATATTACATATTTGGTGTGATATATTATTAGCATCTTTTGGATGAGTAATAGACCACAATCCTTCGGAATCATATGATAAGTTATCATAATTTTCATTAAATGGAAGTGGATAGATTTTTTTAAGCGTATAATCTGACATTATTAATATAAATTAAAATATTTCTTTATGAATGATTAAATATAATGTATAAATATTGATAAATTAAAAGTTTAAAAAAATATAAATATATAATTATAATAATGAATGAGACAATTATATTAGAATTTCAGCGATTAATTGCATTCTTAAACGAAGAAACTGACAAGTATCGGTTGGAAAAAAATACTAAAAAAGTAACTCAGAATAGTTTCCGAATACGACAATTAGCTACTGTATTAGCAATCTTAAAAAAATATCCCACCAAAATAACAATCGAATCATTAACGGAATTAAATGATATTTCGGGAATTGGAAAAGGTAGTTTAGAAAGAATAGAAGAAATTTTAAAAAACGGGAAATTAGTTGAACTGGGTAATTTTGTTAATATCAAACAAGAAAAAAACAAATCAATTAATGAACTTGAAGAAATTGTTGGTATTGGTCGTGCACATGCATTAGAATTATATGAACAAGGTATCATATCAATTAAAATGTTAAAAGATAAAATTAAAAAAAAAGAGGTTGAGGTAAATGACAAGATATTATTAGGTTTAAAATATCATGGTGTTTATAAAACAAATATTCCTAGAGAAGAAGTTACTAGTTATAATAAATTAATTGGTAGTATAGTAAAAAACATAAATAAAAAATTAGATTTATCTGAAGATAAAGAATATGTTTATGAAATATGTGGTTCATATCGAAGAGAAAAATTAGTTAGTAATGATATTGATGTATTAATATCGAAACGAGGAACTAAAAATAACAAAACAAATTGTGAAAAACATTTAGATAGATTTATTAAGAAATTAAAGAGTGATTTGAAAAAAAATAATGGAGTTCCATTACTAATTGATGATATGACTGATAAAAAGGTTACTACTAAATATATGGGATTTGCCAAATATTTAGATAATCATGTTAGACGTATCGATATTAGATTTGTTCCTTATGAAAGTTTCTATTCAGCACTATTATATTTTACTGGGTCAGGAGAGTTTAATAAAAAAATGAGAAATATTGCTAAAGAAAAAGGGTATAAATTATCCGAATATGGGTTATTTGATAGAGAAGGGAATCGTTTTAAATCTAAATCAGAAAGAGCTATATTTAAAATACTGGATATGGAATACTTGCCACCAAGATTAAGATAAGAATATTATCTAATTAGTAATAATTATGGGAATAAAAATCGCTGAAATTACTAAAGGTATAAATAAATATAATTTTTATTTATATAATATTAAAACAAAAAAAATAATTTTTTTAACTTCAAATAATGACTCAAATAAGAATAATATATTAAACAAAATACAATTAAAAAAAAATTATAATGATTATATACTTGTTCGAGTTAAATTAAGTGTCGTTAGTAAGAGACTATATAATCTGGAGAAGAAATCACCATTTAAAGTATTGGGTGGTCCTATTTATGGTTATATATCAGAATATAATATTACTTATTCGAAAGAGAATGGAAAAAGAAAACATTTATTTTTAAAGAAAAAAAAACGTAAATTAAAAAATAAAGTATTTTTTCCTAAAAGATATTTAATTAAACAATTAAAAAATAAAAATGTTAAATGGATTGAAAAAGATTTAAAAAAAATTGCTTTGGCATATACAAGAGATAAATTAAATACAGGATTGTTAGCCATTAATACTATTAAAAATATTAAAGTTTAATATGGGATTGACACATTAGATTAAAGCCATAATTGAACATTCTTATATTTAGTTTTGATTTCTGTAGCAAGTTTATGTAAATATTCGTCTTTATATCTACTACTGAAATGTCCTAGAATGAATTTAGTATTGGGAGTTGTTTTAATAATTGGTTCTAAATCATCCCAATGTAAATGTTTACGTTGACAAGCTTCAACATAGTGTTCTTTGTCAAAAAAAGTACATTCAATGATTACTAATGGGTAATCATTAAATGGTAAATGAGATAATGCTTTTTTTTCTGTATCACTAACAAATAACAAGATTGGGTATTCAATACTTTTAGTAATAAGTGTTGTTTGTTTTAATATCTGGAGTTCCTTACCTAAAAGTCCTTTATATTCATCTTTTAATTTCTTATTTATTTGTTTAATACCATAAGCCTGGCATATAACATGATGATATAATGGAAAGGTTTCAATAATTATGTCTTTATTATTTATTTTCATTTGATGCGTTTTGGTTGTAATTGGATTCCAGTTTGTAAAAGGCAAATTATACCCAGAATTAAGTGCTTTATAACTATCTAACAATTTTTGAACATTTGGTTGAATTGATTCTGGTAAGATAACATCGGTTTTTTTATCAGATTCAATTAAAAGAGAAAATATACTTGAAATGTGGTCTAAATGTCCGTGTGAAAGTAAAATTAAATTTGGTGGTACAGGGGACGGCAACCCAGCGTCCAAATAAATATTATAAGGTTGAATCAAATAACCTGTTCGATAAGCACTCCTACTATATCCTTTGATAGTTAATGTACCTATTTTTGGTAAGTTTATTTTATCTACACTTGAATTGATTTGATACATTTGTAATCCTAATTACAAACCTAGATTATAATTTATATTTTCAATTTTATTTTTTAATAGTATTGATATAATGATGTTTATCCCAATCTTGTTTGTCTAAATAAATACATTTGGTTTTTAATTCAGTTTCCATATGATTTATTACATAGGAAAGTGTATTGATACTTTTTAGTATTTCTTTATTTGGTTGGATTTTATCTGTTGTCTCATATTTTGTCTGAATATATTCAATTAATATTTTAATATCGTGAGATACCATATTATGAACGTAATGATCTTGATAACAATAATTATTTGTTTTATTATAATTATAAGTACAAGTTTCTTTAAAATTACAGAATTTATAAGAACAACGTGAAATACCAGGGATATTATCAATCGGTTCTATATCTAATTCTGATTGGTTGATTTTTTTTCGTAAAATTTCACTTAGATGTAATACATATTTAAGTGAACATATAATAAAATCATAACTAAGATAATTATTCTGAAGAGAATACTTTGATATTAATTTTATTATTTCTAATTCCCTTTGTAATATTCCAAGTGCTGGGATATTTTGATAATTTTTAATAATCTCTTGTTCATTATAATTATCTTTAATTTCATTAATTTTTATCATATAATCCTCTTCTTGTTGTTCAATTTTCGTTTCTAAACTACTAATATCTTTTGTAGTTTTCATTAAATCTAAAAGACTCTGGTCGATTTTATCAATTATATTCTTATTAAAATATTGTGTGGTCCAATTGTTAGGATTCATATAATTAATAAAATATTTTATCTTTATAACAAATGAATTTATAAGCTATATTAATGGTGAAAACTCTTAAGGAAATTTGTTTTTGGTCTATTTACCAAAATAAACTAGAAGAAGAATTACCACACATAAGGATGATACATTGGGATTATAATAAATGGAAAAGTGAAAATATAATTTTTTGTTCTATATGTAATCAATTAACTAAACCTAGTGCCAAATGTGAGAGATGTGAAATATATTTTTATTGTAACACGTGTTACGATAACTATAGCTATTATTGTTTTTATTGTCGGAGAACAATTTGTTATTTATGCCAAGTTCGAAGAAGAGCATGTGTTGATTGTTATTTATAGACTAATTTTTTAATTTAAAAAAAGATACTCTACTTATATATAATGGAAGCTAGTAAATTAAATAAATCTAAAAGGGAATTAAAAATAGACCAATTTGTTAACCAATTAGGTACACAGGAAGAATGGGAATATGATATGAATAAAAAAATAAAAAAATTATATGAAAAATATTCAGAAGAGTTAGAAGATTATATATTTATTAAAAATAAAAAAGAATATAATCAGATTAGTAATGGTGGATATGTTAGATATTTTAATTTAAATAATGAATTAAGATGGGGTGGTATACTATTAAGAAAGGATAAAAATAAAGAAATCGATATAATGATATTATGTAATTCTAGCTATAAAAGATTCATAGTTTCATTTGATAAAAATATTATATTTTATAAAAAACATACGACCCAAGCAGATAAGACTAGAAAACTGTTTTTATCATATTTACAAACTTAATTATAACAATGTATTAAATTCTAATAATATGTGCATCGCTGCATCCTCGATTATTAACGATGTAATCGCCTGAAGTTTTAATGGAAATTAAAACGTAGGTTAATACATATATATATATGTCATCTGAACAGGATTTCAAAATAAAATATCTAAGTTATAAAATGAAATATCTAAAATTAAAACAATTAGATAATGAAGCTAATGGTGGTGGTGTTTTAGGAACATTGGTAAAAACAGTTGCAAAAAACGCTGCAAAAAACGTTGCAAGTGAAGCTAAAGGTGCAGCCAAAGAAGCAGCCGAAGAAGCAGCCGAAGAAGCAGCTAAAATAGCTAAAGATACAGTTGAAAAAAAATTGTCTCCCCAGACTCCACGTATTCCACCTACTCCACCTCCTTCACCAACAAATATAAAATATGATAGTAATAACATTAATGAGGTTAGAGAACAATTAGATCATGCTAATAGAAAAATCGCTGAATATCAAGTATTATTAAATTCACGTGAATAAATTTTATTTAAATATAATTTTCTAATTAATCATAATATGAGTAAAAATCAGATAACTAAAAGATTATCCCGTGATACAACATATACTAAAACAAAAAAATCATATCAGGATAACCTATCCCCAGATGAAATTAAACAAAAATTAGAAGAATATAAACAAGTTGATGATATTAAAGAGGTTCCAGTAAATTCTCATGTAAGATATTTTACTTTTAATCCTAAAACAGGAAAGAAACAATTTAGATTAGGTGGATTCCTAGCAAAAATCGATAACGAATACGTTGTTTTATCCAATGGTTCATTAAGTTGGTCGGTTCAAATAAAAAACACGGTCTTTTTCCAAAAAATGAATTTTAATGATTTGAAAGAAGAGTTAATTATTAAATTAGGTAAAAAGTATGAGAAACAACTATTAAAATTAAAACAAGAAAATACAACATTAAAGGATACGTTGAAACAAGTCAAAAAACAATTAAGAAAAAATAAATAAGAGTTAATCTAATTCTTCAATCATTTTTTGTAAAAGGATAATTTTATTAGTTTTTGTAAATGTATCAAATGTTTCCAGTTTATTTAATTTTAATTCTAGTGTATTATTTTCCAAATTATGATTATAAATATTTAAAATATAATTATAACAATATATATTTTCAGTAAACATAAAATCTGAATTACATAATTCAGATTTTCTTTTGATTTGATCAATATCAGTTATAGATTTTTTTATAAATGGTTGTGATTTATATTCAAAAATAATATTTTTAAAATGACTAAATTTATTATATAGTTTTTTTCGTAATATACATTCATGACGGATTAATTCATGTTCCATATTAAAATAAATTATATTAAGATATAACAAAATATAATTTTAAAGTATTAAAAATACTTTAAATTTTTTTCTTAATAATTATATATAATATGCCTAGTAAAACTACATATAAAGGAAATCGCAATCTAAAGAAAAATAGCCGTAAAAGCAGTCGTAAAAATAGCCGTAAAAGTAGCAGAAAGAATAGCCGTAAAAGTACTAAAGGTTTAAATAATTTTATTAAAGATTTAGTATCTGAAGTAAAAGATATACCCGCTCAAAATAATATGATGGGTAACCAAATGAGTCAAGTAAACCCTACGAATCAAATGAACCCAATGATGAATCAACAACAATTTTCTCAAATGATGCCACAAATGATGGACCCTATGCTTAACCCCATGCTCAACTCTATGGGTGGTCAAATTGTAAAACCCGAACATATTGATCCTCTACATGTCAATTACATGGTACCTGTTGACCAAAACAAAGGATTTGGCAATTACGGATTCGGCTCTGATAGCATGCAAGGTTCTCAAAACAGCATGTTATCTCAAATGTCAATGGGTAGAGAAACTGCCCCCGTTCAAGCTCAACAAACCATGCAACAAAGTGCTGAACCCATGCAACAAAGTGCTGAACCCATGCAACAAAGTGCTGAACCCATGCAAGAACAAGCTTTATCTGCTGCCCCAGGTACAGAAGCTAACTAAATATAATTCTAACTATTTTTAATTTACTATTAAGTAAATTAAAATTAGTAAATCAACGTAAATGTTATTCATATAATTTAAATATTGGTATATTGATAATATCATCAATAATATATGTATCCTTATCTAATTTTTTGGAATTACCATTATCGTCTTTGGCTACTTTACCTATTGGAAAATCTAAATCATAATCATATACTACGCCAGAATTTTCATAATACCATGCATTGATAGTATCGGAATATGTCTTTTCATCTATTTTTTTAACAATTTTAATTTTACGTACTTTTATTTTTATTTTAATAGAATCACGTGAATTTAAACCATCATTCATTTTATTATCATATTCTAATTTATGACTATATGCTGGACCTATTTTTTTTTCAAATAAAGAATCTTCATTGAATTTAAAACAATTATATTTGGAACCCATCATATTATGAGACTTGAATAGTTCGCAATCAACTGCAATTTCTTTAATTGCTTCAATAAAAGACATTAATAGATTATTCTTCTTTCTGGAAATATTTTCCATTTTTTCATCTGCAGTTTCTTTTTTGTTATTACGAACTATTTTATATCTAAAAACATCAACTGTTCTTTCATCCATTGGTAAATCAACATGATGGCATTGACGGATAGCTCTACCAATAACTTGTTCAATACGAACTTCATTCCAATAGGGCTCAAGAATATGAACTTGTCTTACATTACGAAGATTAATACCTTCTGCTCCAGCAGGTGAAATCATAATTATTTTAACTATTTCACCATAATTATTTTTTTTAGTATTAAAAATCTTTTTATTTGTTTCACGCAAATCTTTATTAATTCCCCCATGAAACTCAATATATCGAAATCCATTTTTAGGTGCATTTTTATTTGGATTAGATGGATTATATCCAGTATCATCTTCTAATGAAACAAAGCCAAAAAAAGATAAATATACTTTGAGTATTTGTAAACCTTCCATTGCAACATAATTTGAATATACTAATACTGAACCTGGTGATTTTAATATATTGAATACTATATTTAACATTTTTGGAGAACACCGATACAACATTCTAAAAAGATTAGATTTATTGTTATTTCTTTCATCGCTTAATTTAGAAAAACTACCTTCAAATTTACTAAAAAAGTTTTTAACATCATCTTGAATGGTATGCCCTTTTTCTTTATCTAGTCGATGAATATTTTTAAAGTAATTAATCAATTCATTTACATATATTCGAATAGCCTTTATATATTCATTTACTTCTTCCTTTGTCTTTTTAAGATCTTCTTTCTTATCTTTATCTTTACCTTCATCAATTACAATCGCATCTTCATCTTTTATTCTAAATTGTCCAGGTCTAGGTCTTTTTTCTCCATTAACTTTACTATTAATATTTGGAAAAACAAAATTACTTGCTTGTCGGGTATATGATGAATAAGTTGACATGTCATTACCAATTTTTCCTCTACTCATCTTTCTTCTTATTTTTTCTTTTTCTTCTTCTATTCTTTCAAAATGATCATATACTTCTTGTTGATAATCATCCATCACTAGACTTTTGTAATGTGTTGTTTTTTTAGCATATTTATCTGGTGTAGCACCAATGTAATAAGAAACTAGACCCATAATTCTTCTTTGAAATTGATTTTTTTTATTTTCATTTAATGATTCAAAGTTAGATGATGATATATATAATTGATTAAAAATAGCTTCACTTGTTGGAAATGTTCCAGGTCTCAATAAATTAAAAGTTAAAGCAAATTCATAAGGATTATTAACAGCTGGAGTTGCAGATAGTAATATAATCCGTGTATTTTTATTTTCTTTCTTTTCCTGTTGAATATAATCATAAATAACTTGCGCCCGTTTTCCTTTTTTAGAAGAAATATTATTATATACATTTCTAATGAAATTATGAACTTCGTCGAATATATAAATAGATTCACGGGAACTATCGGCTTTTTTTACTATTTCTAAAAAGTCTCGATCAGCAAAAGGAGAATCATAATGTATAAATTTAATATTCTTCATTCTACCTTCTTTATTATTTCCTTCTATCCACCCATCTAAATCTTTCATCCATGGATCATTTTTTAAGGATGCTTTAATTAAAATAAATATATTCCATTTTGGTGTGTAGTTAAATAGAACATTATATATATTAATTGCACTAACTGTTTTACCAGAACCTAGACCATGAAAAATTAAAATATCTTTGAATGGAGAACGATAATTTAAAAATTGTCCTACAAAATTTTGATATGTAGTTATTTCTTTTTTTATTAATTCATTGCACGGATCTTCACCTTCTTTCCTTAAAATCTCAGGTAATTGATATTTTTTAAAATTTAATAATACCCATGAAGGAAATAATCTTCCATTAATTTCTAAATTAATATTTTCTTCTTTTGACATATTATAAATATATAGATTATTTAATTATTGGAACTATTTTATATGTATATATATATAGCTAATGAACTTTGAACAAAAATACTACAAGTATAAATTAAAATATCTCAAACTCAAAGGGTCAATTGATTTAAATGACCAAAATGGTGGTTTTACTGATGAAGATTTAGATAGAGCACGACAAGGTCTAAAAAAAACAGCTTATCCTTCCACAAGTGAAATAGAATCAGAAAGACAAAGACAAAGAAGTGCTTCACCACCTCCACCACCTCCACCACCTCCATCAGTCTCGCCAGTAGCTAATATTCCACGAATAACTACTCCGCCAGTAACTACTACTCCACCTACATCCACTAATACTGTAACAAATGTATATCATTATGTCCCTACAACTCAAACAAGATTATTATATCCCACATATACACCGGGTAAAATTTATTACGATGTAGATTACGATTTATCCAAAGAAGAACGTAAACCCAGACGTAAATCTCGAAGAAAATCTAGCAAAAAAAGACGTACTAGTAGACGTACATCTAAAAGACGCACTAGTAGACGTACCTCGAGAAAAGGTAGTACCAAGCGTAAATCTAAAAAATAACTTTAAAAGTATAGTTTAAATATTTTACTTAAAAAATAATTAATAAAATATTTAAATATAAAAATCTTATTTTATTTAAATGGATTTAATTAATGATGTTTCAACATCCCTTCCTCCTACAAACGTTCAACGACCTTACGAAAGTCAATTGAATGTTAACTCTTGTGAATTTAATCAAGTTGTTAAGAAAGTACGTCAGTTTTTTCTAGATAATGATTTTATTGAAGTACATGCTCAAAACCGTCTCAGTATTTTAGCAGCATGTGAAGACCCTTTTACAGTCGCTTCGTTTGAATATGCTGGTACAAGATGGCCCTTACCTCAAACAGGTCAAATGTGGTTAGAATATGAAATGCTCAAAAACCCAACTCATCCTGGATACTTTTGTATTTCTACTAGTTATCGTCAGGAACCGAATCCTGTCCCAGGTCGACATGACCTTATTTTCCCACTATTTGAATTTGAAATGAAAGGTGGTATGGAAGATTTAATTAAACTTGAAATGAACTTGTTAAAATATTTAGGTTATGATGAAAATAAATTTATGAGAGGTAAATACGAAGATGTTGCTAATGAATATGGTGTTGTAGAACTGGAACATGAACATGAAACAAGATTATATGATGAAAAAACACCAGCTTTCTTTTTAACAGATTTCCCAGAACACACTAGTCCATTTTGGAATATGAAGAGAAATGATAATAGCGACCTGTCTAATAAAGTAGATGTTATTATGAGTGGACAAGAAACAATTGGTTCAGCTGAAAGAGAAGTTGATAGAGATATTATGTTAGAAAGATTTAGAACTATTAGTGATGGAAAATATAAAGAAAAAATTGTTGAATTATTTGGTGAAACAAGAACTATGGAAGAAATGAATGATTATTTAAATTTTGAGTTCTTTCCTAGATCTGGAGGTGGGATTGGTATGACACGATTAATTCGAAGTATGAAAATGGAAGGTTTATTATAAAAGCAATACAATCTTGTGGTTTATATCATTATCTAAATAAACCATATTAGTTATTTTTTAAATTTCCAGATAAATTATCAAATCTGTAATCTGGTATTTTTCCTGGTTTCCCGGAAGGTCTATATGAAAATTTCATTTGCTTTCCTTTTTTCTTTCTTTCTAAACCTGCTAAAAGCGAACTACGAATCGGATCTTTAGGTTCACCCATACATTTCAATGTAAATGATTGGAATGGTGTATCGTTTAATATAGAAGCATTATTTTTATCCAGATATGTTTCTCTTGCTTTAAACATGCGTGTTATCATTGTCATATGTGCTGTTTTATTAAAATTATTTTGTCTAATAACACCTAACTGATAATTAGCTAATAAATATTGTATTTGTAATTGGAAAGATCCAAAATAAGTTTTCTTTTTTGGTGAGTATCTATAAACTATACATTTTTCATTTGCACCATACAATCTAATAACAAGTTGTTCATTATAATAATATTCTGTGGATTTATCAAAAAACTGAAAAAATGGATGATATTCTTTGGTTGTTATTTTACAATCTTTATTACAATTATTTTTAAGTAAATCATATATCATAGTTCTATCCTTGTCATAATTAATTGAAATCAACTGATAAAAAGGTTCTTGAATAATATAAGTTGAAGGCATTCCAGCTTTTCTCATTAATCGATTGAATGCTCGATGTCCAATAACTATTATTTTATTTTTATGAAGTATTTTTTTCCTAATAAATCTATTAATTTCATCATATTGTTTTTCACTTAGATTAACACTATATTCAAGTTTATTATAAATAGTATTATCATTAAATGAATAATATTCCATTAATCTTGTAAATCTACTAAAAGTTTTTCTTAATCTAAAATATGAAGTCATTGGGTCAGAATATACTCTATACGCATCTACTAACATAAAATGTGGATGGGTCATTTTCATACCTTCAATCGTAATAGTAGGACAATTATCGAATATATATTTTGGCATATATGAAAAATCGGTAAAAGCAATAAAATTAACAAAAATTTTATAGGTACTTGGATGCATTCCTTCTTTGCCTTCTACATGCTTGAAACCTTCTTTATATAAGATATCACACAATTCAATTAGATTTTTTAATGGTTCATATGAGTAAAATTCAATATCAGGAACATCAACTTCTTTATAAAAAACAGCATCAGGATTTTTTACTTTAATTAATGCATTTTGTGCATAACCGCCATATATAATTAAACCATTTTCTCTAATATAGTTTTTGATTATTTTATATACACTGTTTATTTCTTCAATCGTTGGTTCATAATTTTGTAAATATATTCCCTTCGCTTTATCTTCCAGACTATCTAAATTATTATTAATAATATCTATATCTTTTTGTCTATACATTATATTTATATAGATTTTATTAAAATATGTGATAATTGTTGTTTTAATTTACTGTTAAGTAAATGCAATCTAGATTGCGTCGCTGATGCTCGATTGTTTTAACTAAAGTTTTAATGGAAATTAAAACGTAGGTTAACACATATATATAAATGTCATAAAAGCAACGTTTTTATGAGTGTTAATTAGCAATTTCGATATGATTATCCATACTATTTGTTACAGAATTATCTTCTTCACCAGATTCACTTGCTGAAATATCTAATAAATCTCTATTTCTAGCATGTCCAGTAAATAACATATTATATGAATTATTAAGTGGTTTTTTTTCATAACACTCATTAAAATTTTCCCAGTTTAATTCCTTTTTATTATCCAGTTCTTCCATAACTAGATATTTTTCAGTAAATATTGGAGGTATTTCAAAATCAGGAGTATCATTCTTTATTTTTTTGAATTTTTTATATAAATCTAAATCAACTTTATAAACATTTTTACTTTCGTGGATTCTTTCTTTTTTTTGTTTAAGAAGAGTTATATTATATTCCATTTTTTTCATTCGATTATATTTTTTCTCTCTTTTTTTTCTTTTTTCAGTAGTATCTTCAGATGATTCATTATCAGATTCACTACTGGTCTCACTGGTATTTTCCGATGTCATTTGTTCAAATTCATCATCAGATGATTGTTCTAAAAAAATATTAGGTGTTGTAGTTTTAGTTATTGTGTTTTCATGATATGATATTATTGTCAAATCTGTTTCTTTTAGTAATTTATTAGTAACGAGACCTTGAATAGTAAGTTTACATTTCTTTAGATCTGAAAATAAACCAAGTAGATTTTCTTTATTCATTATGGCGTATAACATATTTATTTTTATAATAAGATATTATTTTAAATCAAAATATTTTTTCATTCGAATTAATGCGCTAATGATAAAGTTGTCACAATATATAACTTCTTCTTCTTTATGCATTAGATTATCATTTTCGATACAGCGTTGGGGTAGAATAGATTTTGACGAACATATAGTATTTTGTCTACTTGATTTGGTAAAATCAGGCATACGATTATCTCCAATATACCATATTACTTTGGTCATTATAGTGATTTATAATAATAATTAACTAAAAAAAATCAATTTTTATTTATATTATGTCTGCAATATAATCATTGAAAGGAGGGCATCCATTCTTACGCAACCAACGTAATGTTTTTTGTTGTCCACCATAAGCAGCATACCAAGATAACTCGTTGGTCCAGGCATATCCATGAGCACGAAGCCATTCTAATATTTCTAGATGACCATTTTGAGCAGCATGATATCCTACATATTTATCCCACGAACAACCATGTAAACAGGCCCATTTAAGAACTTTTAAATGTCCGTTTTTAGCTGCGTTATTACATGTATTAGAATTCCATTTACAATTATTATTATATAACCATATGAGTATATCTAAATGTCCATTTAATGCTGCATTGGCACATGTTGATTCATTTATCACACAAAGTGATTTATTATAGGTCCATTTGACAATATCCAAATGACCATATTTAGCAGCTAAATTACAAACATGTCTATTAATCGTAATTCCATTTTCTAAAGCCCATTGTATAACATTTAGTTTGCCAATTACTGCTGCTTTTGATGTTATTATATTTGTTTGTTCTAAATATTGTTCATATAAAGCCCATTTTAATAAAGGGATAGACCGAACAGCGATATATACAGATGATTTTCTTTTTATTGGTAAGTTATAGCGTTTGCGTATTCCAGCGACTATATTGTACCAATGTATTGATACAGACATCAATACTTGTTGCCATTCGATACCTACTAATTTTAAGATTAATTCTTGTATTTCATTAGGTAGATTAAAATATTGTCGTTCTCGCATTTTTTAAGATACTATAATATTTTACAAATAAAAAATTATATCAATATTTATTTATACAATATATCCTTTCATCCTAGCCCAATTTATAACTTTTGGATGCCCGCCTGGTTGTGCAAATGATTCAACTAATGAATTTATTGGACATCCATTATTATGAGCCCAGTCTATTATATCAATATGACCACCAATTGCGGCATGACAACATGTCAAGTTCTCCATTGGGCAACCATTTTCAAAAGCCCATTTTAGAACATTTAAATGTCCATTTAATGAAGCACAATCCCATATTGTATCAGCTATCCAGGGTTGTTTTTCTGGTCTTATTTTTTCTAAAATATTAACATGTCCATTCGATGCAGCACATGCACATATAACACGCCAATTTGAACAAATACATCCTTTATCAAGAACCCATAATAATAATTCTAAATGACCATTTCTAGCTGCATTAGTACAAGTTTTTTCATTATGATCACAATTATTATTACATAACCATTTTAATACATCAATGTTACCATGTTTCGCAGCACTACTACATAAATTTACAGATAAATATATAGTTTGTTCCAATACAGCCCATTTAATTAATGCTACAGATTGTGTAATAATATCATATGGAGTATAAAGTCTAAACATGTTTTCTTCACCTAATGTTTTTTTTCGTAATCTAGTTATAATATAATAAAATTCACGATTTACATTCATTAAGAGGTAATGATAATCAGAATCTTTATCACAAAAAAACGATAGGATATGTTCTTTCATTTCGAGAGGTAATAAATCATACATTATAATCCTAATTATATATATATTAAACCATTTATTTAAATGTGACAACTGCTGTTTTAATTTACTGTTAAGTAAATGCAATCGAGATTGCGTCGCTTGTCTCGATTATTAACGATGTAATCGCCTGAAGTTTTAATGGAAAGCAATCCCTGATTGCATTACATCGCTACGTAGGTTAACACAAATTATTAATTATATTCAATTAACAATTGGTATTATTAGATATCCAATGTGCTATCTGATAATGACCTAAACTTAATGCTCTTTTATATGCAAGTTTACTACAAGCACATTTTTGAGAATATAACCATTTTAACATATCGATATTATTCTGTTCAACCGTTGATATAATAGTCCACCAACCCCATGGACAACCATTATTATGAATCCATTCTAGAATTTCTTTATTTTTACTTTCAACGGCATACATACATGACCATAAATCCCATTCACAATTAATAGAACGTGCCCATTTTAAAACATTTAATTTTTGATTTAAAATAGCATATTTACATATTAATTTGTTTTTTGGTAATCCTTGTTCTTCTAATGCCCAATTTAATAGAGATATAGACTGAATAGCAATGCATATAGGTGTTTTTCTAGTATAACAATCCATATTCTTTATTTTACGTTGTCTAGCAATAATATGATGCCATAATCTCGATACTGACATTATGATATGATGCCAATCTTCTTCAATATATGATAAAATATAATCTTGTAACTCAATAGGCAAATTATTAAATTGTTTCATATATAATTTAAAAATAAAATAAAATTGAAGATTACATATCTTTATTTTTTATTTAAACATTATATATAACTTATTATAATGAGTTTAAAATTAATTGCATGGAATATAAATGGAATTAGATCAGTCATGGATAAACCATATTTATATGATTTAATTGATAAAGAAAAACCTCATATTATATGTTTTGGTGAAACTAAATTAAGTTGTCCTATTTTGGATGTACAAACTACTTTACGAGAAAAAATTAAAGGTTATAAATATAGATACTATAGTCAATGTATGTTAAGAGGAGGTTATAGTGGAACAGCCATATTTAGTCGTAAAAAACCATTAAATGTAACATTTGGTATTAGTAATTCGGAATTAGATAAAGAAGGACGTGTAATTACACTTGAATTTGAAAAATATTTTTTAATACATGTATATACACCTAATTCTGGACAAGCGTTAGAAAGATTAGATTATAGAATTAATAAATGGGATGTTGCTTTTAGAAAATACCTAAAAAACTTGCAAAAAAGTAAAAAAATAATAGTATGTGGGGACTTGAATGTTGCCAATGAAGAGATTGATATTCATAATCCCAAGAGTAATAAACGAACCGCTGGTTTTACAGATGAAGAAAGAAAAAGTTTCAAAAAACATTTAGATGAATTAGATTTAATAGATACCTATCGGTATTTAAATCCAACTAAAGTCGAATATTCATATTGGTCTTATCGATTTAAATCTCGATCAAAAAATAAAGGATGGCGAATTGACTATTTTCTAGTTTCAAATAAATTTAAAAATAATATTAAAAAAACAAGTATCTTAACTGATATTATGGGCAGCGATCATGCACCTGTTAAATTATCTATTAAACTATAATTAATCCGGATTGATTTGTTTTAATACAATATTGATTATTCTTATATTCTAAAATAGGAATTGATACAATTCTACCATTAATCGAATCATAATTAACGGAATTCTTTTTAGTTAACTTTTTAGTCTTTACCAGAGTAATCAAGTCATCTTTTAGCTTTTTTTTATTTTCTAAATTATTAATCAATAGTTTATTAACAAACTCTCTTATTTTAATAATTTTATGAACATTATTTAATTTATTCCATGTTTTTTTATAAATATAATCATCAGAATAGATAATATCTTTCTCAGTATCGGTATTACTTATACTATCTGTTATATTATATTCTAATTCTTTAATCCTATCTGTTATGGGTGTTTGGTCAATTTTATTTTTTTTTGCTTGTTTTAACAGATTATTCATGTATAATATTTCTAAATCTAATTGTAATTTATCAATTTCCATACTTAATATAATTAAATAATACTTCTTTAGTTATTATTATAATACATATCTTAACTAGTATTTATATTTTTCATTTTAGAAAAAATTGAATTAAAAAAAACTTTCTTATTAAACTTAATAAGTAATGTCATTGTCTTTTGATGAATTGTTTGCTATGAGACTTCAGATACAAGATATAACTACTGATGAAGTTATCATTATTAAGAGATTAAAATTATTACTACTGAGTTCAGGTATGACTACGGTTGAGATTAATAATTATTTGGTACTATTTTATGAATACTTTGGTACTACTATAACATTACAAGAAATACAAGAAATTAATGTTAATGAAAATTCTTTTTTAAACTTTCTATTAAATAATCAATTAGATGGATTAGATAATAATAATAATTTAGTTCAAAATAATGAGCAAAATGAAATAAATCACGACCAAGAAAACGAATCAACTAATGAACAAGAAAATGAATCAACTGCTGACCAAGAGAACGAATCAATCGATGAACAAGAGAACGAATCAACTAATGAACAAGTAGTCATGTCAGATTCTGATGAATTTGATGAATTTCATGAAGAATATGAAAGTATTGAACAACTACTAAATACACCATTACATAATAATGTTAATCCTCTAAATTTACCTATTCCTCCGAATATACCTTTAATCGTTCCACAACTACAAAATCATATACCTAATATTTTATTCCAAAATTCTTTTGATTTGTTAGGTGAGTTTCTAAATAATACATCATATTTACCACCTCCTATAAGTGTAGGACATTATGAACCTTTTGAAAATGATATTCAAGTAACACTGGACGATAACGATTTAAATAATTTAGAAGAAATTAAATGTACTAAAAAATTAGATGATCGATGTACTATCTGTTTAATGGATATAGAAAAAGACGACACATTTATAGGGTTAAAATGTACGCATAGTTTTCATAGCAAATGTTTAACTGAATATCTCAAACACTATGGTTATTCGTGTCCAGTATGTAGAACAGAAGTAGGTAAATCAAAAGCACATATTAATTAATAAAAATTGATTTGTAGTTAGGAAAATACTTGTATTTTCCTAATCTCACAAATTAAAACTTATTAACCATTATTATATTATTACAATCAAGATTGTAATAATATAAATGTGTTAATAAAAATTGATATAATTAAATTTAAAACTATAATATTAAGTATTTTAATGATATATATTACTTGTCCGACATGTGGTTATTTTATTGGAGCTAAAACAGTTGAGTTTGAAGAAAAGAAGCAAAAAATTTGTGATAATGTAAAATATACACAAGAAGAAAAAGAAGTCGAAATCCAAAAATTAATAAAAAATATTGGATTACGCAGATATTGCTGTCGTATGCGTCTAATGACAGCCAAGGATATTGTACAGGATATTCTTCCTGTATCTAATGAAACAATATAATTGCACACAAGTTAAGACAATTATCATAGATTTTATTGCACGTTAAAATAAAAATTGAAAAAAATGTTTTATTAATTACAATTTATATTGTATTTAATGAATCGTTCATTACTCTCCTGGACATATAAAGTTATGCAACTTCGCGCTACTCAATGCGCGTTACCTAATTTTCCAAATAAGTTGACTAGTTTATCCACACAGAACCCAACTAGTCAACAAATAAATGAAGATACATCGCAGTTATCCAAATATTACAACCATCCAATATTTATTAATTTTCTTCCTACTTATCAGGAAACTTCCACAGATCCATTAGGAGCAATATTAAAACGCTATTTAGAATTACTTGTAAATGATATTAACAGTAAAAGAAAACCATAATTTGAAACAACTTCATTTATTGTATATCCCATGGATATACAATCCATTTATCTTCGACCTCTTCACCTACAAAAAGTTGAGTATCGTCAAAATTTGTTATTTTATTTTTATTTTTATTATGAATTACTGCAATTGATATATTTTTTGGTTCATATTTTTCAAAATCTTTCATAATATAATCAAGTGTTTTTCTGGTATCATCTACTTCATCTACTATCAAGATATTTTTATTATTTATATCAGATTTTTGAATCCATTGTAATATAGTAGGTTTTTCCGTAACTTGATTACAATTATTATAAAAATTTAAACTGATACCAATAAGAGGAACTTTTAAATAAGTTCTTAGAATACGAGCTGGAATATAACCACCGCCACCTACAGCAATAATTATATCTGGATTATAATTTGATTGCTTTATCTTTTCACTTATATTTCTTACCAGTGAATGAATTTGTTCATAACTATAATATAGTTTTTGAACTTCTACTTCCATCATTAATAATTTATTTGTTCTATACTTTAACTAGATTTTTAAAGTTTATAAACTATTTCAACTAATAATAATTGACTATTATATCTTAAAATAATCTTATTATGACTTAGAACATATTCTTGTTGCAAGTATTTTTTACCATCTTTATAAAAATTTACTAATTTGGAAATATTTATTTCTAATTGATATAAAGCATTTAATTCATTATTAGATTCTATTTCTATAATACACGTGTCAGATGGTATATTTACTTGTTTTCTTGGTGTAAAAGTTAAAAATTTATTATTATTCATTGTTTTAATAGAAGCTAATTTAAATTTTATTTTATTACTATTGCTTGTGAAATTTAAACATATATTTTTCATATTATATGATTATAGATTTTAGTTTTAATTACAATAAGAATAATAATCAGGATTGCCATTATCAATAAATTTTTTTTATTAAAATAATCCCATAAGTAATTAATCCATTTTTTATAAGTAGTTAGTGGTTGTTTATCAGTTAGTGGTTGTTTATCAGTTAGTTGTTGTTTATCAGTTAGTTGTTGTTTATCAGTTAATTGTTGTTCATCTATTATTAATTTTTGTTGCGTTGAGTATATGATTGTATAATTTCCTGTTTTTGGTAAACCATTGTCTAGTAATGATGCTTGATTACCTGAACCATAATGATAAAACCACGTATTGGTAGATTTATAAAAAGTAAATTTTGCATTCCAATAAAGTTCATTTTTCCATTTGTCTAGAAATTTATAATATACTCGAGTCATAAATGCATTAGGGATAGTATTATCTTTATCTTTCCATATATTATATATAGTTACTATTTCAGCTAACGATTCCATTTTAGTTTTAAATTCTGTTTTTAATCGATTAAGACTATTTTCAGATATTACATTTTCGTTCCATTTTAATTCATCTTGTTCAATAGACATTTTATATAATAAGAGAATTTATATTTTAAAGTGTTAAATATAAATTCTTTTATTAGTGTTCAAGTTTATAAACTTGTAGTTGAAAATACTAAACTAGCACTATCTGTAATAGCTCCAGAGCCTCTTCTTGCACGAACAACAAGAAAAATACAGACACAAATTAAAAGTAATACCAACCATGTAGGTAATCCACAGATTCTAGAACCATTTGATTCTTCGGCTTCTTCGGCTTCTTCTGCTTCTTCGGCTGATGCGGCTTCTGCTGCTGCTGCGGCTTCTGCTGCTGCTGCGGCTTCTGCTGCTTCTGCTGCTTCTGCTGCTTCTGCGGCTTCTGCTGCTTCTGCTGCTTCTGCTGCTTCTGCTGCTTCTGCGGCTTCTGCTGCTTCTGCGGCTTCTGCAGCTTTTGCGGCTTCTGCGGCTTTTGCGGCTTTTGCTGCTTCTGCGGCTGCTGCGATCTCATCAGTATTGTCTAATGTTTCATTGCATCGAATAGATTCACAATTATCGATATTAAAACGATTCATATAAAATTACTTAGATAATAATTTTAAACTAAAATTTATATAAATAAGTTAATAAAAATTGATAATAATGACTTAAATCAATATTATTATAATAATATAAATGTATGATGAATTAGGAAATTTAGGAAAAATTATTAAATTAATTGACAAGATAATTAAAAAGGAATACATTGATTTCACAGGAAAGAAAGAGGAATTAAACTTTATTATAAAGAAAATTTATGAACAAGTTTGTGAGCAAATACCAAATACCAAGTACGGTCTTATTAGCGATATTATCAATAGATTTTTTGATTGTAAATATAAAATAAAACCTTTGTCTTTTGATAACGGAACGAATGGATTTCGTAATTGGGATAATAAATATGAAATAGATGAAATTAAAACAAAATGTGTTAAAGTTCCAACAGAATATATTGAATTAGAAAAACATTTCCAAAAATTATATTCAACACCCCAACCTGAACAAAGAACAGATGAATGGTTTCAATATCGTTATAATAGAATAACAGCATCAGATATGGCTACTGCTATTGATATGAATCCATATGAATCTATAGAAAATTTTATATATAAGAAATGTGATCCAAATTATCCATTTCTAGACAACAAGTTTGTTTTTCATGGTAAAAAATATGAACAGATTGCCACTTTATTATATGAACACGTTTATAACAATAAAGTAACAGAATTTGGATGTTTGCCTAGTGATAAATATAAAATACTTGGAGCATCGCCAGATGGGATATGTTCAAAGTCTACTTTGAATAATGTTTTTAGTTCAAGGTTAGGCACTATGTTAGAAATTAAGTGTCCATATTCTCGCGAAATAAAAACTTCGGGCATAATAGTTGGTGATATATGTCCATTTTATTATTATTGTCAAGTTCAACAACAATTAGCTTGTTGTGATTTGAAACAATGTGATTTTTGGCAATGTAAAATAATACAATATGAAAGTAGGAAAGAATATTTATTAGATGTTAATTTCAATGCTATTTTAACAGAAGGAATTAAGGGAAAAAGAAAATCTTTAGATAATATGTATGCTCGAGGCTGTTTAATACAATTATTACCAAAGAAATATGAACCAACACATGACGAAGATGAACATCAATTTAAATCATCATATTTATATCCACCAAGACTTGATATGGATATGAAGACATATGATGAATGGTGTTTGGAAACTATTTCCAATTGGCAAACTTTAAATCCTGAATTAGCAGAAAATTATTATTTTGATAAAATTATTTACTGGAAAATTCCACAAAGTCATAATGTTACTATTAAGAGAAATGATAAATGGTTTAATTCTATATATCCAATTTTAGAAGATACATGGAAACAAGTTTTGTATTATCGCAAACACCCAGAAGAAATACCTAAACTACAAATGATTGCTGATAAAAGAAGAAAATTTTATAGGCTGAATACTAATTTTAAGATTAATAATTTTGAACCTGGTATTCATTTTTTAAGAAAAGAAGTGAAAATGTCAGCGGCAAAAAAATCAAAAACAAAAGTTCCTAAATATTTAAAAGAAGAGGTGGATTGTGATTTCATTGATTAATTTATAAAAATATCTAAAATTATATATATGATAAATTCATTTGTTGATTTATTTATTGGTATTATCTTAATAATTTTATGGATACCAATTAGTTATTATATTGAGGTAAATAATAAAGGAAATAGGAAAGAACTTGATAAATTAAAAACTCAAATAGATAATATTAAATTAACTAAAACAGAATTAGATTTTAACAGTAATATAACTACAAAAAATAATGTTAGTGAAAATATTTTATTATTATGGCCTAAAACTAGAGATTTAGCAAGTATGGGTAATTATCTACTTGAAGTTAATGAAATAATTATAACACGAAATAAAAAGATGGAAACTAATAATACACTAATAAATAGACTTAAAAAAAAAAAGTATTCAACTGATACACTAACAACTATATTTGAAAAAATAAAGTATTCAACTGATATGCATATTGATAATTATAAATATTTGGTAAAAAATCATCTTGTTAATAGTTTTAGCATTAAACATAATAATATTGAATATGATTTTAAATTGTATACACTCATACCAGATATAATTGATAATCTATATAAAGTTAGTGGAATACTTGATTCTCAAGAAACATCAACTTATAACAAATTCGATCTTATACTTTATGATTATGAAGAAGGACCGCCTTCAACAATACCTGATAAAATATTAAATAGAAAAACGCAATATAATATTTTTCAGAAATGGGGTGGTAGACTTGGTGTATTTTTAATTTTATTATTTGGTTTAATTCTTTTAATTAGTCCAATAGAATATATACAAACAAATTTTGTATCTTATATACCATTTACTGGTTACATTTTTCAACTTTTAATTGATTTATATAAGGGTTTCGCTTTTATATTTTCATTAATTGCTACTATAGTTTTAACAATACTTATGTATTTAATAGTTAATTATCCAATATTAGCATTAGTTACTATATTAATGCCATTTATTATTAAATTAAGTATGCTATATGTAAATAAACCCAACACTGATAATTAAAGAAATACAATTAGATTTATAAATTACCTTGGGTATAGTGATAATATAAAAATAAAATTAATCCTAATAATGTATCTAATGCAAGAAATATCCATGATTTATTTAATTTAAATAAAGCAGTTATGCTAAATGATAAATATAATAAACCATGAATAATTCTATAATCATTCCACCATACTTTTGCATTTGCCCATTCGAGTTGATTATCAGCACGTTGACTACCAAATATGTATATATAAATAAAACCACATGCTATTATTAAAGTAAATATACTTGCTAATTGTCGGTTATTTTTATCTAATTTTTTCATTAAAAGAGTTAATAATGTTCGAGTACCAATACATCCAAATAGATAATAAATGAATCTTTTTTGTATTATATTCATATATATTAATTTATATTTTTTTTAGAGTAGGAAAATGATATCTAAATTTCCATAATTTTTTTTTATGTTTTTTTAAGAATTTATTATATAATTCATCCCATTCAGGTGCCCAATCATTTTTATCATAATTACTCATTTTTAAAATATAATTACTTGAAGTAATATATGGTTTTCTACTGGTTTCTCCTCCTGTTGAGAAGAAAACCATATCTAAAACATTCTGCATCATAACCCATTCATATGAATCAATTGAAAATTCCATAAACCATTTGTATCCTTCTTTTGGAGATATACCAGATAAATTCATAAAATTTCCAATAAACATTAACCTTCCAATATGATGAATATATCCAGTATCAAAACCAGACTTTATTAAATCATCAATTGGTTCTATGTTTAAAGTTCCTTCATACCATTTTTTGGATAATTTCTTTCTATTGCCAAAATAATTTTTATTAAAATTAACATATAAATAAGTATATCTTTGATATTCTCTCCAAAATAATTGTCTTAAATAACCTTCAAAACTATTTAATGGAACTGTTGGTTTAAGCTCTTTTAATTCTTCAATAATTTCTAATGGATTTAATAAACCAATATTTATACTGCTTGATAAAACCGAATGAAACATATAATATTCATCTTTTTTTACAAAATCTTGGTATGGACCAAAATATTTTAATTTATTTTCAAAAAAATCTTTTAACCATTTATGTGCTCCTTTATGACTAATTGGGTATATAAAATTATTTACATTGCCATAGTTATGAGGAAAATGTTTGTTAATATAACTAATAGCTGGATTTATATATTCTTGATCGGATTTTATTATTTTTAATTTTGGTATAATTAAATCATCTTTATAAATATCTCTATTCTCTTTATCTTTTGATTTTAATTTAGGATATAAATTTAATTCTTTCTTACTCCACATATAAAAATTACCAAAAATAAATTTTGTTGTCTTTTTCCTATATTTTGTATATTGGTCTCTTGTTAAAATAAAATTAGGAGAATCAAGTATAATCGGGCTTCCTTTTAACTTTAATTTATCAATTGGGTCAAATATTGTATATTCTTTTAATTCTAACTTTTTATTAAAATTAATATATTTTACACTAAAATTATTATCTTTCAAGTAGTCAAAATAATATTTCATTGATGCTCGATGCAATATTAATTTTTTTTTATTACACCCTTGAAGATTTAAAACGCCGTTTTTTCAATATATTTATTCATAATATATATATTGAATGCCCTCACATAAAAGCGAAGATTATAAGATTACTGCTGTTAAATACTTTTTGGAAAATA